CCAACTCGGCTAGCGCACTATCAATGCACAAGCTTTGCTGTTCTGGAAGGGAGACAGAATCCGACTGGATCCCAATAGTGAGCATCTTCATGATGCTGGGTTTTTCAAGAGGGCAGCACCACAAGTCGAATTCCTCGTCAAAGACCCACTTTCTTTTACAGATCGTGGCCTCAGACAGAGAAAGACTGCCATACACGTCATCGGTTTTAGCCGCGTTGGTGTACTTGAGTCCAATCGACTTGAAGTAAGCCTGAACGGTACGAAAGTTAAAATAACGAATCGCTTCGTCCGAGACGGTAAAAGTGTTGTCATCACCCATAGCAAAGAACTCCACATGATTGGAAAACTCGGCAATGGCCTCCGAAGAGGTCCCACCATGCTCAGTTGTGTAACAGTGCATCCAGGCAAGTCGAATGTACAGGCTGTTAACAATGTTGTTAATCAAGAAAGTCAAGTAGACCCCAGAACTAAGAGAACCAGGAACTTCAATAACGTCTCTATCGAGCATGATGAGAGGATTGGCAACCTCACTCGCAAGAGTCACAAGTACAGCCTCCACCTCTCGAGAGATATCTCCAAATGCACGTTTTACGTGAATGATGCATGAAAATGCACTCATCAAAACATACACTGAAGACTTCTTGTCGAACTTACTGAAGTCACCATTGATGACATTCGGAAACCTCGACAAACGAGAAAAGACCTCGCCCCAGGTAGGGGAGAAGCAGTTCAAACCTCCAACCGTTTCAACGTTGATGCAGTTGGAGATGAAAATGCCCATAAACATACCGTAGTACATTTTACAGGCAAGTAAGGCGGCCATTGGGCCGAGAGTAAAGAGACGAATTTTCCTATGGGCTACTTTATCAGCATCCCGAGGTTCGTCCTTCAAACAAGTCTTATAGACAACTCCGGTGCGCCTGCCTTGAGACGCTTCCGAAATCATCCATTCCACCCGCTCTTTGAGCTCCTTAGTTGGAGCGAGTCCGTCAGGACTCTGATCCGAGGGAGCTGTAATCAGGTGGTCATACTTCTTTCCTCCATCCGGCCACCCAGCAGACGTGCTACGGGGGATCGACCCAATGAAAGGAGAGAACCTGCTACCGTTGATAGCGGTGTACAGGTCAACTACCTGGTCACGGGAGAAGTCAACGGCGGAAATCTTTGAAACAAAATGTTGAATCGCGAGGTCCATTGACTCTGGAGAAATCCCCGTGACAGGAGAGCCCATCTCAAGGAGAGCGTTCTTCTCGGGAGACACGTACTTAGAGTCAATGTACACCGGAGAGAACTGGGGAGCCACGAGGTTGTGGTAGTACTCAGGGGGGAAGATCTCAAACAAAATCTTCCTCAGAGGCATGTCCACGACCTTCGTTTTCGGCTTTCTGGTGATAGCCGTTCCGAAGGAACCTCGAAAGTGCATGCCGCCCATTTCCGAGGGGGTCAACCAGAACACATGGTTCCGAGAGGAACCCTCCGGCGTAACATGGGTAGCGAGGTCGGAGTTATCCGAAACTCCTACGCTGGAAGTGGCAACCCAAGACTTG